TTCGATCGTTCTCTGTGATGCCGCGAGCGTTCCCGCCCTTGCTAGAGTTGAAGAGGTGGCGGGCGATCCGGGCGTCCTCAAGCGCATCTTCCATCGTTACGGAGAAGGTCTCTCCGCCTTCCTCATCGGCATTGTGGACGATCATCAGGCAGGAGCCGTCGAGAACGACCGTGAAGTCGCCGGCGATGCCGATCATCGGGTTGCTGCTCTCGCAGCCGGCAAAGCCGTACCAGTCGTCCTTTGTGAAATCGCGCAGTTCGGTATGCGCCAGGATGTCGAAGGCGGCGCGGCGGGCGAGCGCCTTGGCGGTGTTGATCCTCATCGTGTTGATCTCCGTTCGGTTGTCCCGGGCGCCCGCGGCAGCGGTCTCGCCCGGTTTCGATTTGTAACCGGAAAGGCCGCGAAACGCAACCGTTGAGAGCAGCCTGTGCAACGATTGCGTTTTCCGGCTAATCTGGCGGTGTTCGGGCCCGAATTCGGGCGAAACGGGGTTAACAAATGGCAAAAGAGCCGGCGCCGCTCGGTCCTGGCGAATGCGATACCGCCACCGCCTGCCGGTTGATCATGATCACGGCGCCCTGGCTCGGGAAGCTGGTCAAGGACGGCTTTGTCAAGAAGCTCGGCACCAATCGGTACCGGGTGATCGACGTGGTGCAGGGCTACATCAATTGGCTGAAGGACGAGAACCGCCGCGCCACCATCACCAAGTCCGTCTCGCGCGTGCAGGAAGCACGCGCCAACGAGATCGAGCTCCGCACCGCTCGGGAGAAACGCGATCTCATCCACGTCGACGATCTGATCCCGCTGTTTTCGGACGTGCTGGGGACGCTCCGCTCGGAGTTGTCCGGTCTGCCGGCGGCTGTTACGCGCGATCCGGAGCTCCGCGCGAAGGTTGAGAAAGAACTCGATGTCCGCATTGCCAAGGTCCGAGCGTCATTTGACGCCGCGAGCAAAGCTGCTGAAACACGCAGCGCAATTGTTTTGGAGCCCGAAGAGGCAGACGCCTGATCAATGGGGCGCGGAAAACCGCACCTATTCCGAGCAGACCGGTTGGCCTGGTCGCCGCGATCCGACGCTAACGCCTTACATGATCGAGTTCGAGCGGCAGTTTTCGAACGCGAAGTATCGTCGCGTCGTGCTGGCGACCTCGGCGCAGACCGGCAAGACCGAGGCTTTCCTCGACATCATCGGCGAGCGGCTCGATAACCGGCCGATGCCGATCATCTATGTCGGTCCGTCGAAGGAGTTTTTGACCGACCAGTTCGAGCCTCGCCTGGTCGAATTGTTCAGGCAGGCGCCGTCGCTGCTCCGCAAGGTCGAGGGCGGGCTTGACGGCAAGCGCCAGAAGCGCACCCTGAAGCGGGTCAACGGCATCGTCGACCGCGCTGAAGAGCGACCCGGCATCGTTCGCCCTGGTCGACGAGTACGACGAAATGCTCGCGAACGTGAAAGGGCAGGGCGATCCGCTCGGCCTGATCGAGGCTCGCGGCGACACCTACGCGGATTTCACGACGGGCATTGTGTCAACGCCATCCACCGGCATGATCGAGACCACCATCGACCCGGTGTCGGGCCTCGAGTTCTGGTCGGTCGCCGAAACCGACGACGTCAAGTCGCCGATCTGGCGGCTCTGGCAGGAAGGCACGCGGCACCATTGGACATGGCAGTGTCCGCACTGCTCCTCCTGGTTTGTGCCTCGGTTCAACCTGATGTCCTGGCCCAAGGGCGCCACGCCGGCGCAGGCGCGGCGCGATGCCTATCTGCGCTGCCCGTCCAACGGTTGCGTGATCGAGGACAAGCACAAGCGTCGGATGAACGCGAAGGGCCGGCATGTCGCTCCTGGTCAGGCGATCGATGTCGACGGTCGCGTCACCGGCGAGCCGCCGGACAGTTCGACGCTTTCGTTCTGGGTCTCCGGCCTGGCGTCCCCGTTCGTCTCGTTCGGGCAGCGCGTCGAGAACTACCTGGCGGCGTTCCGCACCAACGAGAGCGCCAAGATCCAGACCGCGCTTAATTCGCAATTTGGCGAGTGCTATGTCGACGGCACCGGCGACGTCCCGCCCTGGGAGCATCTCTACGAGAACCGCCAGGGCGCCGACCATGTGTGCGGCGCGTTGCCGGACTGGGCGCGGTACCTGACGTTCGGTTGCGACGTGCAGAAGAACCGGCTGATCTATGTGGTTCGCGCCTGGGGCTACAAGGCGACCTCGGCGCTCGTCCGGTTCGGCGAGCTCCACGGCAGCACCGCCGACGAGGCGATCTGGGATGACCTGTCCGATCTGCTCCGCGAGCCGATCGGTCACCTGCTCATCAAGGTTGCCTTCATCGACAGCGGCTTCCGTCCTGGCAAAAAGGAAGGCGTTCCGGTCAACCGCGTTTATGAGTTCTGCCGCAAGCATCGACGCTTTGCATTCCCGTCAAAGGGATCATCGCATGTGATGCTGAGGCCGCTCGTCAAGTCGACGATCGAGGTCACGCAGCAGGGCAAGGCGCTGAAGTACGGCCTCGAGCTCATGCGGCTCGACACCGATCACTGGAAGTCGTTCGTTCACGAGCGCCTGGCCTGGCCGCATGACCAGCCTGGCGCCTGGCTTCTCCCGCATGACGTGACCGAGGACTATTGTCGGCAGATCGTCGCCGAGGCGCGCGTCATCACGCCCAGCAACAAGCCGCAATGGGTCCAGCGATCGCGCGAGAACCACTATCTCGACGCCGAGGCGATGGCGGCGGCCGCCGGGCATCTGCTCAACGTTCAGCATCTGCGAGGGACCGGCGGGGGCGCCCTCCCGCCGAAGCCACCGCAGGCAGAGGCGCCGTCTGACGTCATGCAGGCGGCGCCTCGACCAATCGCCGCCAAGGTCCCGCCGATCGCGGTGGCGGCCAAGACGAGAGCACAGCGCTACGCCGATTTGGCGCGGCGACTTAATCGGTAGGACGTTCGCAAATGAAAAAGCCTCGCATCCGTGTCGGCACCAATGGCGGCTATGCCATCGATCGGGTGATGCGGCCGCGCGCGTCCTACATGCGCGGCAGCCAGTCTCCGTTCTTTTGGAACTGGAACGCCGCGCTCCGCGAGGAGCGCGACGATGTCCGCGTGTCTTATGCCGACGCCGCGGCGCGGACGATCGATGCGATGCACAACTCCGGCTGGATCGCTGGCGCGGTGGATCAGTCGATCGCCTCGACGATCGGCGTCGGGCTGCGCCTGGCGGCTCGCCCCGATCGCGTCGCGCTCGGTTGGGGCCCGGAAAAGACCGACGATTGGTGCGACCTGGTCGAGCGCCGGTGGACGACCTACTCCGAGAACAAGCTGGAGTGTGACGTTGCCGGGAAGGCGAACGTCGCGCTGCAGCAGTCTCAGGTCATCCGGCATATGTACAATTTCGGCGAGGCGCTCTCGCTGTTTCCGTTCGTGAAGCGCCCGTTCAACATGAATGGGACTAAGTCGCAGCTGCTCCCGCCGACGCGCCTGGTCCAGGATGACAACATCGCCGATCGCGTATTCCAGGGCATCAAGACCGATGCTTATGGCTTGCCGCTCTCCTACCTCATCAAGGCAACCGCCGAGGATGTGCGGGGCACGCCGGTGCGAGCTCGCGACGGCGTCGGGCGGCCGCAAGTCGCGCATGTGATGGAGGGCCAGCCTGGGCAGATGCGCGGCATCACACCACTCGCGCCGGCGCTTCGGACCGTTAAGCAGTTCGACCAGCTGGCGGACGTCACGCTGCAGGCCGCGCTGATCCAGGTCATCTTTGCCGCAACGCTGGAGGGCCAGGCGCCGACCGAGGAAATCATGCGCGCCCTGCAGAGCGAGGGCGAGCAGGCCGACCAAGGCATCGACAATCTGTCGATGGACGGGATCCTGGAGGCGCGCACCGCCTGGTATGACAACTCCAAGATCGACATCTCCGGCGGCGTCTCGCGCGTCGTCCATCTGTTCCCGGGTGAACAGCTGAAGTTCAATCGATCGGAGCATCCGAACGAGAACTACGAGATGTTCGCCAAGATGCTGCTACGCGAGGTGGCGCGTTGCCTCGGCATGACGTTCGAGACGCTTTCCGGCGACTACACCGGGGCGACCTACTCCTCGATCCGCATGGCAACGTCGGAGATCTGGCCGATCATCTTGCGCCGGCGCGCGGTCGTAGCTTCGTTCACGCAGACGCTGTTCGAGGCCTGGCTCGAGGAGGAGATCGAGCAGGAGCATATCCCGTTCGATAACGGCCTGCTCGGCTTCCTGGCGAACCGGCCGGCGGCGGTGCTGGCGAACTGGCGCGGTCCTGCGAAGCCGCAGGCCGACGACCTGAAAACTGCGAAGGCGCATGAAGTCTACAAAAACATGGGCATCATGAGCGACGAGCGGATCGCCGACGATCTCGGTTATGACATCGGCGACGAGTACGAGCGTCGCGCTCGGGAAATGAAGCTCCGTCAGAAGCTCGGCCTGCCCGAGCACAAGACGATGGAGCCGGATCCCGCCGCCGAGCAGCTGCTGAAGGAGGACGCGTAATGGCAACGATGCCCACCGATCCGAATGCTCCGGATTATTGGTGCCTGATGGCGGCCTACCTCAGCGAGATCTACTACTCCGCGGTCGCCGGCGGCCAGGAGACGTTGATCCGCTCGCGCGGCGCCGATAGCGAGGAGGAGGTCCGCTACAACAAGATGGACCTTGCCACCTTGCGCGACGAAATGAACCGCGCGCAGGACAAATGCAACGAGGCGAACGGCGTTGTCACGACGCCGCGTCGGTTCGCCATCACCGCCGGCGCTCGCCGGCGGTTTCCACCGACGCGGGAGATTTGAACATGAGCGGCACTTTCCTCGCCCTGATCGCCGAGCGCGTCATCAACCAGCCGCTAATGATCCTCCCGGAAAAGCTGGCGGTGATCGCCCAGGTACTGGAGGGCAGGATCTCGATCGACGCCAGCGACCTGAAGGTCGACGCCGAACATCACATCGCGGTGCAGGCCTCGCGCTACGCCGGCGAGTAC